GAAGCTAAGGCTAGACTTAGTGATAGAAAAACATCGGCAAGAAAGGCGGCAGTAAAGGGTGCTGTAGATCGTGTAAAATCGACGGCAAAGGGGGTTAAGGCTGCTGCTGGAATCGCAGGGTCAATTGCCAAGGATGAGGTCAGGAGAGCAGGTCGTACTGCTTCCCAGGCCGTTCAGAAGAAGAAGGCAGAGGTCAAGGGTGGTATCAAAAAGATGATTGGTGGAGGTCTCCGTGCTGCTGCTGGTGGTCTCGGTAAGATCGCTCAGAGGGCAGCAGGGGCAGCATCAAAATTTGGTGAAGAAGTTGAACTTGGTGAAAATAGAAGAATGGCAAGAGATCCAGAAGGACGTAAATCTGGCCATTCTAAGCAACCAGATCCTTCCAAACCTGGATTTACTGGTATTGGCAATATGAGTATTGCTCAAATTGCTAAGATGAGTGCCAAGATTGGAAAAGATAAAAAGCAAAATGAAGAAGTAGAAATCTATGATGTTGTTCTTGAGTACTTGATGTCTGAAGGACATGCTGATACAATTGCTGAGGCAGAATACATTATGACTGAACTCGATAGTGAAATAGTAGATCAAATTCTTGAAACTCGTATGGATCCAAGAGGTCGTCCTGCTTCTGGTCCTATGAATGTTTATGCAAAATCAAAACCAAATACAGATCCTGCTTTCCAAGCTGCTTTAAAGTCGTATAGAGAAAAAGAAGCAAAGAAAACTCCAGAGCAAAGAAAGGCAGAACTTGATGCTTATAAAGCAAGGCAAATGAACCGATAATAAATAATTCTTCAGGGGGCTTGACAAGTCCCCTTTTTTTGTTTAGAATAGGTTTGTTCCCGTTAAAGATAAATAATAGCTCATAAGATTACTTTATATGGGCTATGAGAACCCATGGAGATTTAATGGGGAAATATTTGAGTCTGATCATATAGAAGACTATTTTGGATTTGTTTATCATATTCACTCTAAGATCACCGGTAGAAGTTACATAGGACGTAAGTACCTGTGGTCGTTCAGAACTCCTCCTGGTAAGAAAAGAAAGGTAAAACAAGAATCTGATTGGAAAAAATATTACGGATCTTGCCCTGAACTTAAAGAGGACGTTAAGAAGTATGGTAAAGAATGTTTTGAAAGAAAAATAATATCATTACATAAGACCAAGGGTAAATGTAATTTTGAAGAAACACGGCAACTTTTCCTAAATAATGTACTGACCGAAGCACTTGACTCTGGAGTTCCTGCGTACTATAATAGTAACATACTCTCCAGATACTTTAGGAAGGATTATTTTGATGGTTACCTTGGAACAGACCCTTCGGACATCACATGATTGGGCAGTTGATCGTATTCATTCTCTCTGTGAAAAAAAGGACTATGAAGATGCTCAGGCAATTCAATCAGAATTTAGTGAATGGTTGAATCCAGATATTCCTGATCATGATATTTTTTCATTAGCGTACATAGGAGAAGAAAATGACTTTAGATCTTCATAACTTTTTTAAATTTTATGATGATGGTAATGCAAATCACGTAGCAGCAGTTCAATGGTTAGAGGATAACCTACCTGCTGAGTTTATGGATGATTCTGAAACAGAGTGGATAGGAATGTTCAGAACAAAACCACCAACTCCAGCAGTGTTGGCGGTTCCTTACTTCAATCAAGTAGATAACTACAGAGACGCACATAGAACTTGTAACAGTTCATCGTGTGCTATGTGCCTTGCTTTCCTCAAGCCAGGAAGCATCAAAGGTGATGATGAATATGTTAAGAAAGTATTTGCGATTGGCGACACAACTGACCACGCAGTTCAGACCAAGGTTCTGCAAGGTTATGGTGTTAAGTCACACTTTAGTTATAATTTAAGTTTTGCTGATATTGATAAGAGTCTTGATAGAGGAAAACCAGTTGTTATTGGTATTCTGCACAGGGGTTCTCTTACTTCACCTACTGGTGGTCATATGTGTGTTGTAATCGGTAAAACGCCAGATGGTAAAGGATACTTTGTCAATGATCCTTATGGTTCATTAAATGACAACTATACTGGACCAGTAACAAACGGTAAGAAGACCGTTTATACCAAAGCAGTTCTTAAGCATCGTTGGGCCCCAGGCGGCAGCGATGGTTGGGGTCGCATTTTCGATTGATACATAAGGAGAAAACTAATGGCACGTATCGACTTACACAACTTCTTCAAGTTTTATGACGAGAAGAATCCTAATCACATCAAAGCAGTTCAGTGGTTAGAAGATAACCTACCTGTCAAGTATCTTGAGGATAATATTGATTGGGCGGAGATTTATAGAGGAAAAAAGTCAAGTTCTGCATCCCCAGTGGTTGCAGCAACTGCTCCTGCAAATAGTGGTGGTGATGATATGCCTATGATGGGCCTTAAATTAATCAAAGAGTTTGAAGGATGCCATCTCAAAGCATATCCAGATCCTCTCTCAGGTGGACTTCCAATCACCATAGGTTGGGGAACTACCCGTAAGAAGGATGGATCACCATTCCATATGGGTGATACCATCACTCAACAGGAAGCAGATGAGTTATTGATTACTCAATGTAAGAACCAGTTTCTTCCATCACTTCGTAAAATTCCACACTGGAATGAAATGTCTGACGGCAAAAGAGGAGCACTTCTCTCCTTTGCTTATAATCTTGGTGCTGGTTTTTATGGTGGTGATAATTTCAATACTATTACACGCACACTGAAGAATAAAGAATGGGACAAAGTTCCAGATGCTTTATACCTCTACCGTAATCCTGGATCTAATGTAGAAGCAGGACTTGCTCGTAGAAGAAAAGCAGAAGGTGAATCTTGGAAAAAAGGTTAACCTATTAAACTAACAAAAATGAACAACAAAAAGGAAAATGGTATGGGACAACTAATTCGTGTTGTGATTTTGAGTTGGTCTGCCGCACTACTTACCGCAAGTTATGCTGGTATGTTTGCTAAAATGGATCCCACATTCATTGCTACAGTATTTACTGCTTCTGCTGCTACTTTTGGTATTAATACAATGAAGAAAGGTGGTGATGATGAAGATGAAAAAAAGGAACTTCCAAGAACTGAGACAGTTGTAGAAGCATCTCCCGAACCACCTGTTTCAACAATTGATGAAACAGCAGTATCTCTTGAAGAAAGAGTTGAAGCACTTGAGGAAGGACAAGTTCAACCTCGTACAACTGGTGCATAATGGCAAAATCATCAAACAAAGGTAAGAAAGGTTCGAATGGTTCTAAACAGAACCAAGGGAATGCTACAGCAAAAAAAGCAAAGAATGGTGGAAAGAAAAAATGAGGTCTTATGGCACGAGAGTGGAACACTCCCAAGCGTGAGTGTTGGAATAAACCAATACATCAAATACTTAAAGCCATAGATAATCACACCCGTCTTCATTTGGAGACGGGTGATTTTTGGCATGAGGAACAGGCACAGATACTAAGAAAGTATGTCAAAGATTTAAAAGTTTTTATACACAAAGAGGAGGGAAGATGATTAACAAATTAGCATTAGGATTATCAATTCTAAGTCTCAGTATTAGTGGAGCACTTTGCTATGGTGCTTACACAACTTATAAGAAAGCAGAGGCAATTCTCAACAACCCAGAAGATTTTGTAGGTGCTGTTGTTGAGAAACAGATCAGTAAAGCATTAGAAAAATTGCCTATTCCTAACCTAAATACAGGGAAGTTTAAACTCCCATTCTGATGTCATTAAGAGATCCATACATCTATCGCATCAAACAAATTTTAAAAGTAGTTGATGGGGACACAATTGATGCTGACATTGACCTTGGTTTTGATATCTCTCTCAGTAAGCGAATACGTCTTGCTGCTGTGGATACTCCAGAGAGTCGCACAGCAGACGCAAACGAAAAGAAATATGGACTCCAATCAAAAGAATGGTTGAAGCATAAAGTAGAAAATGCTAAGAATATTTTAATCAAAACTGAACTCCCAGATAGCACTGAGAAGTATGGTAGAATCATTGGTCATTTATTCATTAACGACCAAGAGACTTCATTGAATAATCAAATGATTACTGAAGGTTATGCTTGGACTTATGATGGTGGAACAAAGAAGAAAAACTTTGCTGAATTAGATGCCAAACGTACCAGAAATTCCTGATATAAGAGCAAATAGAATAGAAACACCAAGGGTGGAGGTTCCAGTCATTCGTAATCTGGAACCTCCACCTATTCTTGTACCAATCAATAGGAAATTGCCAATACCTGTTGTGGATGTTCCTCTTGAAGGTATTCCACAATATGAACCGATAGATGCTCCTACAACTGAAGAGTTTAGGAAAATGATAAATGCTCAGCAAGAACCAAAGAAAGAAGAAGAGATACAAGACAAACCCAGAGGACTTCCAGATACCAAATCAATTACTGATGCATTAAAGCAAGTACCCCAATCTCAATCACAAGAACAAGTTATTCCATCAGCACCAAAAATAGATGCTCCAACTATTACGGTTCCTTATATCGGGGCAATTCCAGTTCCATCCACCGAAACGGTTGTATTATCTGGCACCACTGCTACTGCTTCTGTTGCTGCGGCTCTTATTGGCAAATCTATGGTGGAATGGTTGGTAGGAAAAATGAAACCGATTATTCAGCAGGTCTTTGTGAGGGGGAAACAATTGTTGAACCGAGATCTGACGCCTTACGAGACTCAGATGATGTTTGCTTTGGAACTGGATAAGAAGACTTTGAAACTCTTGAAGAAGGAACAAAAGGCTGAGAAATTACGCCAGAAGCAGGCTTTTGCTGAATCACAACAACATCCGCACATATCTTTGCGTAAGGGGAAGCAGGATTAAAGAAAATCCCATTCTTCATCGCTTCTCCACATTTGAGTAATCTTACAAGTTCAAAATCTAATCGTGCTTTATCAGTTTCTGCTCTTTGACGGGCCGTCCAAGTATCTGCGGCAGTTTTACATCTTTCCTGCAATCCACCATCTAATGGAAATGAAAGAGTTGCTGATAGACCAAAGTTATTTGCAAAACTATCTTTCTGACCCGTTCTTTCTAATCCATTAATACCTGTGGTTAGGTCATTATCTATATTTGCATATTCTTCAAAAGGTCTTGAACCACTTTTAGATGTGGTCATAAAAGGAGTAAGATTAAATGTTGGTCCCTGACAACTTACTCCACCACCGTATGAGTTGGTCACGTATGGACCCTGTAGCACCTGTACTGCCTGATTGGTTACACTTCCTGTTGATGTTGCTTGAGGATTTGCAATTGCAGTTACAGGAGTATCCCCCTCTGCATACGCAGGGAGAACAAAGACACTTAGGGCAAGGATTGCTTTGAGACATTTCATCTTACTGGGTAAATACTGACATCGAATCTGTAACAGATTGAATTGTCGTGGTTCTATTAACTGTTGTGTCTTTAATCAATCCAGGACCCATATAAGTTTCTGAAAACTGAAATGGTTGTCCTTGATTCACAATAGAATATCCTGTTCCAAGAGTTGGAGTTCCTGGAATATTAATATTTGTTCCAGTAACTGTATAACTAAATCCAGTTTGGAAATCTTGTTGTCTAATAATCTCATTTACTGTTGTGGTGGATTCAGTATGAGAAGTTACAGTACCACTAGTAAAGTTTGGTGTGACTGGAGCTGCTAGGGATGGTAAAGAAAACCCTAGCAGACAAATGCCCGCTAGGATAGATCTCATTTGAATACGCTCAGTTCTACACTACGCTGACCGATTGCAGTGGTTCCGGCACCACCACCAGTAACTGTAAGAGCACCTGTTGTGGTATCAATTGTACCCGCAAGAGTTCCCTTATCACCTGCTACTTGTGTGGTATTCTTACCATATAGAGTTGGTGATGCAATTGCACCATTAGTAACTGTCTGTGATGAAACAGTACTGTCTCCAACATTTAGTGATTCTGTAAATGAGAATGCCTGACCATCATTATTGATAGCATAAGTACCAGCACTCATCGTTGCTGCTGCACTTGATGTACCACCAGTCAATCCACCTAATGCTGAAACTCCAATATTAGTTCCCGAAACTGCGTAGGAACTACCAATTCTTTCTGTTTGTACCGCTGCACCCTGTACTGTTAATTGAACGGAATCAGTGATTGTTGATGAAATTTCACCTGCAAAAACAGGAGTCGTAAGGAATAACGAAAAGGCTAAAAGAAGTCTTTTCATTTTTCTATTTTATAGGACTATTAGTATTTATGATGGACACTTTTGAAATTGGACTACTTGACAAAAAATAAATAGTAACTTATTATGGTAAATCCCTCACACAGGGATTACATCATGAGATCTTGATGTGACATTAGAGCCCAGGAAAGTGCCTCCCGAGAGGGTTGGTATACCCCCTTTCTATTGGGATGTAGAGTTCAATTAACCTTAATGCAAAACTTCTTTACAGTAGCCCTGCCTCTTCTGGCATCGGTTACAACCAATACGGCAACACTGCCTGGTTTATTTCCTCCCCCTCCTTTGAGTGGACCACCACCATTTTCTGTTATTAGGGAGTTTGATACCAAGACAGCGACCAAAGAGGTTGCTCCCGATAAGACAAAAGAGAAAAGGCTAATTTGTAAAGGGTGTTCAAATGTAGAGCAAAATGCTCTTGATTATTTCCAAGACATTGGAATTAAAGACAGAAACGCCCTTGCTACCATCATGGGCAACATTAAACAGGAATCAACATTCCAATCTAGTGTTTGTGAAGGTGGTAGTATAACGTCATATCATAACTGCGGTCGTGGTTATGGTTTGATTCAATGGACATCTGCGAATCGTTATTATGGATTGGGTGATTTTGCTAAGAAGTATGGTGGTTCTCCATCATCACTTCAAACGCAACTTCGTTATCTAACAAATGAAGTTCAATGGCAACGAATTGAGGAGAAGATGAAAACTCCTGGCAAATCAATTAATCGTTACATGGACTATGCGTATAGTTGGATTGGTTGGGGGCATCATGGTGCTCGCACATCCTATGCCTATGATTATGCTTCTCGACTGGTTCAAGTAGAAGTCTGATTATGTTAGGGAGGGACTCCTCCCTTTTCTTGTATATATAAACACATACTTATATTAAGGTAATTATTATGTCAGAAACAGTACAACAACTCACAGATGCAGTTGCAGCGTGGCAAGTTGAAGATGAAAAGTTTGTTGCAGGCAATAGTGCTGCAGGAACTCGTGCTCGTAAAGCACTTCAAGAAGTTGCTAAACTTGTAAAGGCACGTCGTAACGAAATTACTGCTGAAAAGACTGCTCGTAAAGAAGCAGCAGCAGGTTGATATATAAGGGGAGTGTTTTGCTCTCCTTCTTATGTTTAAATTTGGTAAACAAAAACCAGATATAAAGCAATATGCAATCATAGGAATTGTATTGAGTTCTATTATTGCAACACTTTCCCAATGCACTGGTATCAAGCAAGATAGTATTTGGGATTTACTTGACGAAGTTCAAAGAAGATATTTTCCCCAAACTATTCTCAACGATTTTGTAATTAAAGATCCAGAGAAACTTGATAGAAGAGTTAAACGTGATGTTGATGCAGCAATTGCAGAGTATGAACGGTTGACAGGTGACGATGGAAAGGTTAGAATATCTAAACCACGATACTCAGAGAAACCACCAGACGGGTCTTATGCCCAATCAGTTCTTGGAGGTGAAATGAGATTGTGTGCTCCTTGGGTTGACGACTGCCCTAAGGAGTGATATAATAGTCTCATGGGCACGTAACTCAGTGGAAGAGTATCCGCCTTCTAAGCGGTCTGTCGGGGGTTCAAATCCCTCCGTGCCTGTTGGAGATTTATTCTCCAAACCATTCCCCTATAGCTCAATTGGCAGAGTATTTGACTGTTAATCAAAGTGTTCCTGGTTCGAGTCCAGGTGGGGGAGCCTTGCCGGAGTAGCTCAGTGATAGAGCAGGAATTTTGTAAATTTCAGGTCGCAGGTTTGATCCCTGTCTCCGGCTCTTGACATAATATTCGTTATGTCTTATACTTCACAAGTCCGTGTGAAGGAAGTGCTGAGAGTGATGCCAAAAGTAAGGCACCCCGACAAGGGATACAGTAGAAGGATGCGAAACCTTCCACTCTCACATTGCGAAATTAATTCAGCGGTAGAATGTCTGCCTTCCAAGCAGAACGTCAGGAGTTCGAATCTCCTATTTCGCTTTAAACCCTAA